GTATTGGGCGGCACAAGCGATGCGATTTCTTTCGCTTCACAAATCACCAATGTTGAAACCCTTCGTGCGCAAAGCACATTTGGCAACATCATGCGTGGTTTGAATGTGTATGGCTACAAAGTAATTAAGCCAGAAGCATTAGTAAACGCAATCGTTGTAAAAGCTTAATTTTGCAGTAGGCTGACTTGGTGGGGCTGAAAACAGCTCCACCATTTTTTTGAGGAATATATGAAGCAACTACGAAACACACGAACTGGAAAGCTCGTTGTATATGACAAGAAGATTCTTGAGCTTGGATATTACGAAGTCGTTGATGACCAACCTGAAGAAGTTTCTGCTCCAGAAGTTATACAAGAAACTGTTGTGGCTACACCGCAATCGCCAGAAGAATTAATCAAGGCGGCGGCACAGAAATTATTGAAGCGCAAGAAATCTGGTGGCGGGATTCAGGAAGAAGTATCTGCATCAGAGAAGATTAGCATTCAACTTACACGAGGTTAGTTATGAAGGCATCAAACATCAAGCGAGTAAACGGCAAGCTTGTTTACCGTGGCGAAGAATTTGATGGCTTTAACAAACCTAAGAAAGATACTAGCGGAGCTAAGACGAAACAAGTTGTCTTGGCAAAAAAAGGTGATGAGGCAAAGCTTGTTAGATTTGGTCACAAAGACTACCAAGACTTTACTCAACACAAAGATCCTGAGCGCCGAAAGAACTACTTGGCTAGGTCGGCTGGTATTAAAAATAAAGATGGGTCGCTTACTAAAGATGATCCGTTCAGTGCCAACTATTGGGCAAGACGAAAACTATGGTGATTTAAATGGCGACATTCACAAACTTAACAGACAGCGCACGAGTGCTATTGAACGATGTAGACAAGGTTCGCTACTCCGATGCACAACTGTTGGAGTATGCAAATGATGCCCTTGCGGAGACACGGCGAATTCGCCCTGACTTATTCGTGGGTAGCTACACAACTGCTTTAGCAACCTATACGGGCGGTCAGACCGTTCCATTGACATCCGAGTACCACCAGTACTTAAAGGATTTTGTTATTGCTCGTGCCGAATTCCGTGATGACGAGTTCACTATGGACGGTCGTGCGGCGACTTTCTTGCAGAAATTTAGAAATGGGATGTTGTCAGCATGAAAACCTACGAACAATTTTTAGATGGCGTAATGCCATACACACCGGGCTGTCCCTTGCCGATGGCTATCAACGCCATTCGTGAGACAGTGATTGAGTTGTGTGAAAAGACTTTGCTCTTGCAAAGAGACCACGATCCAGTGGATGTGATTGCCAACATTGTTGATTATGACTTCGACACTCCGACTGGTTATCGGGTCTTTAAAATTATGAAAGCTTGGTATAAGGACATCGAGCTAGTACCAACAGCACCAGACGATATCCTTGATCCAGCTTTATATAACCAGAATATCCCCGGCGTAACAATTTCCAAGGATGCGCCAAGAATCATTACCCAAAAGGACGATGTCACATTTTCGGTGCTACCCGTCCCAATGGATACTGTTCGTGGAGCAATAACGATGCGTGTGGCATTAAAGCCCACAAGAACATCAACCTCAATTGAGGATTTTATTTTTGAAGATTATGCGGAAACTGTCTATGCCGGTGCAAGATTCAGACTTCTTGTAGTTCCAGCCAAGCCATACACAAACCCTGAGTTAGCCCTAGCTTTCCAGAATCAGTATATCGGTGGCATGAACCAAGCTCGTCAAAGGTCCTCCCGTGGCTTTGTCCGCTCAAACACTAGTGTGCAATTGCGGAGAATCTAATGGCTGAAAAGATTAAATTGGTGCGGAATGACCAGCGCCCACAGCTCGTCCTTTCTCTGACGGATAACAACGATGGCGAACCGATTGATGTTTCGGACTCAACCACAACCGTCCGAATGAAGTTCAGAGCCAGAGGTGAACAAACACTTAAAGATACGCTAACAGCGATTAAGCTACCCGGCGTTGTATCTGCTGATGGAACTATTAATTACGCAGACCTTACGCCCGGTAAAGGCGGTCGCTGTTATTTCATGTGGGGGTCTACAACCCTCAATGGAGAAGCTGGGGACTACGAGGGCGAGATCGAAATCACATTTGCTGATGGCGTTCAAACAGTTTATGACATTTTGAAATTCAAGCTTAGACAGGACTTCTAATGAAAAATCATAGGGTGACTCTACGGGTTGAACTAGAACCCAGTGGGTCAGCCTCGATTGATACAGTAGAAATCAGGGCGAGCATCGACTGGATGAACGCTGGTGTGTATGCCCAAGTCGAGGAAGACCCAAAGAACCTAGCGTTTGGTAATGTTCCGGGTAACGCTAGACCAACTGTAGAAAATGCGCTGATATCAGATTTAAGTTATCTGCTACTGGCTAAGGCTGTATCTGAGGACATAACAGTTCCGGACGATATAGCAAAAGATGTTGGCAAGTTTTTCAGCCAATTTCAAGAAGTGTTTACGGGTGAGAACATTTTGTTTCTTGTCCAGTTCTCAAGGCTATTTGACGAGACAGTTACAGCGGCTGAAACATACTTATCTAAAGATATCTACAAGCCACAGACAGAGACAGCAATTCTGTCAGAGTTGGTTGGCATCTTGTTGGATAAACCTCTGCCAACGGAATTTGTCACAATGGAAGACCTGATGGGCTTCTTGCATGAGCGTGACTGGTATGAGTATGTTTATACAGAGCGTACAGATGATGTAGTTAACGCCCTACCGTTTAACTCTGCCATCATAAATAACGGGGTGGGCGGAGACTTGCTTTCTTGGCAAGTTGATAAGCCGATTGAATCAAGCATCAGTCAGCCCGATGATTTATACGACAGGATAGTTTTGTTTGTTCGTGACTACTACTCATCAATCTTGATGGTAGATAACGCTGACTTTGATAATGGCGATGGTCTTGAGTATGCGTTTGCAAAAACGCTAACCGATACACCGACAGTTATCGAAAACATTGTTGTTGGTCTTTTGTACGAGAAAGCCTACCTTGAAACAGTGAACATGGAAATTAAGGGCGATGTCCTTAATGACGGTTTGCTTGGTCAGTATGCCGTTAACGCATCGATTGGTGGAGAGTTTGTTGAGATAGAGTTCTTAAAGACTCTTGCCTCATCTTTAGATCCTATGGATGTGTACGATAGGGTTGTGCAGTTTTACAGGGAATACGCAAGTAGCGTCACAATGGTTGACACTGCCGACTTCAATAGCGGAGATGGTCTTGAATATTCGTTTCTGAAGTCGTTGTATGACTCTCCTACAGTAGAAGAACAAATTATTGTTGGTCTTCTGTACGATAAAACCTATTACGACACTATCTATACCAATGTTCGTGGGGACATTCTTAACGAAACATTGCTAGGTCAATATGCAATTAACCAGACGATAGGCGGCGAGTTCTTATCACTTGGATTCATTAAGTACCTTGAGAACAGTGTTAATGCTACTGATGCGTATGATAGGGTAATACAGTGGCAAAGAAGCTATACAAGCTCTAATGTCACGATGGTTGATACCGCCGACTTTAATAGCGGTGACGGTTTAGAGTATCAATTTAATAAGGGTTTGCTTGACCAGCCAGTTGTCACCGATGTGATATCTGCCGGTCTTGCTCTTATCAGAGAGTACTCCGACACAATCAATGTTAATCCTGAAAATGTACCAATTAATGCACATGTAATTAACTTACTGATGCTCAATGACAGCCCCGGCGGGGATCGCTTCTCTTATTTAATGAAGAGTGCAATCCTTTCCGAAACGCTGAACGGACCCGTAATTAACACCAATGTTATGAACGGGAACTTTACGCCCTAACGGGGCTTGGATGTAAAACAAATTCACCCGCCTTGGCGGGTTTTCTTTTTTATGGAGTGCTAAATGCAACAAAACCAAATTGAAAATTCTGGTCTTACTATGATTGGTCGCTTAAAGATTGAAGTATTCGGTTCAAAAGGCGAACTCAAACAAGTTCAAGATGTTCCTAATCTAGTTGTTACCACAGGTAAAAACTTTATTGCTTCACGCATTAAAGATACAACTTCAGCCGTTATGTCGCACATGGCTATTGGTGACGGTAGTGCCGCTTCTCCGGGTACCGCCACAACTCCAGCCGCTGGCGATACAGCCTTGGGTAACGAAGTTGCTCGTGTTGCTTTAACTAGCACAGCCGTTTCTGCAAACGCTGTTACATACACAGCCACATTCCCAGCCGGTACACCAGCCACAGCCAAGTCTGTCGTTGAAGCCGGTTTGTTTAACTTAAGTTCAGGCGGGACAATGCTTTGCCGTACAACCTTTGCTGTTGTTAACAAGGGCGTAAACGACACAATGACTGTTACTTGGACTGTAACTGTTTCTTAATTAGGAGAGCGAGATGGCTGTTTTGTTTTCTAACAATGCCTCTGCCACCCTAGCCTCTGCGATTGTAAGTGGTTCCACTACTATTGCTTTGGCTTCTGGTCAGGGCGCTTTATTCCCAACCCTTACGGGTTCTGCTTTTTTCTATACAACATTGGTAGACTCAAGCAACAATATTGAGATTGTCAAAGTCACAGCTCGTACGGGTGATAGCTTGACAGTCACTCGTGCGCAAGGCGGCACTTCTGCCCGTTCTTTCTCCGCTGGTGACAAATGTGAATTGCGTGTTGTAGCTGGCGCACTGGAAGAGTTCTTTCAGCGTGATGGTTCAGTAGTCCCTAATGCTAACTTACCTATGGCTGGTTTCAAACTAACCGGTTCGGCTCAAGGCACAGCATCTGGTGAGCCTGTAACAGCACAGCGCACCATTACTGCTGGCACAGGATTGACTGGTGGTGGCGACCTTACTGCTGACCGTACTATTACATTGGCTAACACAGCTGTTACAGCTGGTTCGTACAGCCGTGCCAATATTACAGTTGACTCTCAAGGTCGTATCACTGCGGCATCTACAGGAACGAACCAAGCCCTTGACACATCAAGCAGTGTGCAATTTTCAAATACTCAGTTGAACTCATTGGGTGTTGGCACAGGATCATCAGGCACTGCTGGTGAGATTCGTGCAACAAACAACATTACCGCTTACTACTCCGATGACCGACTCAAGACACGCTTAGGCGGAATTGATAGTGCTTTAGATAAGCTTTGTTCACTAAGTGGTTTCTTCTACGAAGCCAACGCAGTTGCTCAAGGCTTAGGCTACGACAAGAAGCGTGAGGTTGGTGTATCTGCTCAAGAGGTTCAAGCAGTTCTTCCTGAAGTTGTAGCACCGGCTCCAATTGACGAGACATATCTAACTGTTCGTTACGAGCGTTTAGCGCCATTGTTCATTGAGGCTATTAAAGAGTTGCGCAAAGAATTGGCAGATATCAAATCAAAATTGGAGGCTTAAATGACTCTACCGGCATCTGGTCAAATCAGTATGTCGACATTCAACACAGAGATGGGGCAAGCATCAACCTACTCCTCATCTTTAGGTTGGATTAACGACAACACTAAGTCAGGTCAAAGACCCGGCACTCCAAATATGGGCGGCTATTACAACAAAGCTTGGTATCTAAGAAACAATGACGGCAACTGTAATAACGGTAACTGCACAAGCAATTGCAACTGCGGAAACATTCAGTGTACTAACTGCTATATCGCAAGTGGTGTTAACTGCGTAAATTGCGACTCAAGAAACTGGTTGCAGAATAACTGTAACTGCGCCTGTACTTACAACTGTAATACTGGTCAGGTTAGTTATAACTGTAACTGCGCTTGTGACTGCGCCTGTGGAAACGGATAGGAATAATCATGGAATTTTTATACACAACATCAGCAATTTTGAATTACACATCTGTTGAGATAGAAGTTGTTGAAAGAGATGAGCCTGAGTTATCTGGCGCAAATATTAAATACATTAACGCCGAAGGCGAAACAAATGTTTTTATTAGCGCTAAAGCAATCCTTGATAACACTGGCGAGACATCGTTTAAAGACTGTTCGACATACTATGTGGTATTTGAAAATGGTGGCATGACTATCGTTAACAAATTTGCTGAGACTTTTTATACAAAGCAAAATGGTTTACAGTACATTCGCTCTAACAATGTAACTGTTCCAGTTCAAATCTACATCCCATTCGCCGGCTCAGATCTTTCTGGAGCGACTATTCGAGTTTCAGGTCCCGGAGTTCCTACTTTGGGCGGAGAAGAACTTGATGCATCCAAAGAGGTTGAGGCAACGCAAGAAGCTTTTACCGAGTGCCTCTGGAAACTTGTGCCTCGTGTAACAGCTCCATCAACTTCAGCAAGCCCAGTATCTGTTCAGGTAACTCTTGATGGTCAACCACTTCGCAAGGCTGGTGTAAAGGTTGTATGCAAGACTGCTGACGGCGTTGTCTGTTCTAGCCAAGAAACAAACGCTCAAGGTGTTGCAACATTCACAGCTGAGTCTGGAGGCACTGTTGAGTTTGGATTCAGGTACTACTCAAATATGGCAAGCACACAAGTTCTATGACAAAAATTTATTTTGATGATGTTCCAGAAAACCTTACGGTCAACCAGTACATCAAATCAAAATTGAATTGGTCTGAAGCTGTCAAGGATATTGGCGGCACACGACTTCAAGTCATAAAAGAGCCTGTTCGTAAGCTAACTAATAGCGCCGAGATTCTTCAAGACATCTACTATGTTTACAGGGAAATTGGCGCAATCAATTGGCAATCAAGAGACTCGTGCAGTCTCTATGGTTTAAGCTTAACTTGCAATAAAAAAGCTCCAAAAGAATCATGGAAGAGATCTTCATTTGGAAATCAAAGGTATCAGTCATACGATAACTTTGACTACTATCAAGCGGTTGAAGACGATAAATCCAACAGGCTTAAAGGAGACTATCTCGATAGCCTGTGCTTTCGATCTACGCTTGATGAGGTAAAGAAAAAGGTAAATCTGTTCAGTTGTTTAGATATGTTCTCTGTTCCTATTCACAGGGTCACCTCAAGAACTATGAACGGGAATATTCTTTACCCAACATTGGCTGGTCTTGGGGGGATGCACAGGGATGAGAACCAGTTTGAATCCTTAAGGATAAATGTTTGCGTCTCTAATAATGGCGAGTTTGGTCTCCAGTACATCGGAGAGCAAGCAAGCTTCCCAGAAGCCGGGGATGTAAATTTTATTAATACCGATGTTATGCACAGAGCATACATCAAACAAAGGTGCGACTTTCAAAGGACGCATCTAATCATCAATCTATCTCCTTGGCTTGACTTTGATGAGGTCAATGATTGCTGGAGTCCCAATCAGTTCTTCGGCAAGGTACACCCTTTAGACATGGTCAAACAAGGACTAATTTTTAAACAAGGTAAAGCATGATTTTTAAAATTCTCGCAGAGAGAAACTCGAACGACAGGAAAGAGTTTCTGTACGACAACATGACTAACACCCTTCAAACCATTGATGGGTTTGTTTTTGAGTACGGCGACATATCTGCGAAGGTTGAGACCCGCAAAGAGTTCACATCCTTCTCTCCATCATCTCCCTTGAAAAAGTCAAGGGATGTAAGGATTTTAAAAATTCAGCTTGGTTTATCTTGTAACTATTCATGTGACTACTGTTCGCAACGATTTGTTGAGCGACCAAAAGAAACAACGCAAAAAGATATCGCAGACTTCATTGAGAAGGTCAGAAACCTTAACTTCTCCGAAGAGACCGGTCTTAAGATTGAGCTTTGGGGTGGTGAGCCTTTTGTCTACTGGAAGACCATGCGC